ATGACTCCATTGTTGACTTAATAGATGCCTTTGTAGAAAGTTATCAAGGCAAACATGGTATCATAGAAAATTACACAACACCTGGTTCTATAAAACAAAATGCAAGCACACAAGACATGATTGCATACTTTGAAGACCTAGCCGATACAGTAGCACAATCTCGAAAAGAAATACCACAAGATGATTATCTATTAAATCAAATAGACGAGATGGTCACATTGCTTTATAGCACCGTTTATAAGTTAAAGTTTTTAAAGTAGAGGAAAAATAAATGGCAATAACAGTATTAAAAAAGACACCTATTCATTGTGTCATTGCTGTATCAGGAACAGGAGTAACAGAAACCATTGATTTAGATACCACGTTATCTACATCAACACAAACGGCTTCATCTCCGAAAGTTAACATCACAGGACTCTATTGGTCAGTCCCTGCAGGTAATGCTACCATTACTCGTAACTCAGTACAAACTTGGGTGATGACTGGATCAAGAGAATTCCAATTTCATGGGTTCTCAGATAATCGTGAACAAGGAAGTAACATTGTTGTTGTCACACCAGCAGGCGGCGGCACAGTCATCATTGAAGTGGTGAAAGTTTCCGGCTATGGTGATAATCAACATTTGAATCAATCAATAGGAGCATAACATGAAGCTCATTGCAGAAATCGTCGAAGATGTCCAAATCATTACGGAAGATAAAGGACAAAACATGTTCATTGAAGGAATTTTTCTTCAATCTGAAATGAAAAATCGTAACGGACGAGTTTATCCAAAGTCTGTGATGGAACGTGAAGTTCAACGATACATGAAAGAATATGTGGATGCAAAAAGAGCCTTTGGTGAATTAGGACACCCAGAAGGTCCTACCATTAATCTTGACCGTGTATCACACATGATTACTTCTTTGAAAGAAGAAGGTAACAACTATGTTGGTAAAGCCAAAATCATGAACACACCCATGGGCAACATCGTGAAGAATTTAATTGACGGTGGTGCTAAGTTGGGTGTTTCATCACGTGGCATGGGTTCATTAAAGGTGAATAATGAAGGCATCAATGAAGTACAAGATGATTTCTATCTTGCTACTGCTGCCGACATTGTTGCTGATCCTTCAGCGCCCGATGCCTTCGTACAAGGTATCATGGAAAATAAAGAATGGATGTTTGTGAATGGTAGTTGGACTTACCAAAACATTGATGAAACTCGCCATCTTTTAGAACAAACCAAGAAGAGACAATTAGAAGAAGTAAAGTTTCGTGTATTCGAAAACTTCTTAAACAGTATTTCAAAGAAGTAACCCATATAAATAATATATGATTTGTAACGACAAATTAGGAGATAATAAATGTCTGTAGAAAACAAGATTCGAGAATTGATGAATCGTAAGTTGGATGAAAATTTTCCTGGTATGGGTAAAAACAAGGAAGATTCAGCTCCTTCACAAGGCTCATCACAACACCCAGAAGTTCAACAAATGCACAAAGATGGTATGAGTGCTTCTAAGCCAACTAATGCTGTTAACAAGTTAGCAGCAGGTGCCGGCGCGAAGGAATCAGCTCCTGCCAAGCAAGGCTCATCACAAGATGCCTCAATTGATTTACAAACAACACAAGACAATCAAGGCAAGGCACAAGCTGGCAAGGCCAAGAAGCAACCAGAAGTAAAGAACACTGGTGCAGGTTCTGCTCCTAACTTCACACAAGTTGCTGATCCTCGTTCAGTTATCAACCAATCTTCTTCAAAGGGCAATGTCCATAAGGAAGAAACAGAAGTAGAAGAATTAGAAACTATTTCAGAAGAAGAATATAATGCTCTTTCTGACGAAGAAAAGGCTGGATATGAATTAGTTGAAAATGATTCTGAAGAAGTGGAAGTTATCACTGAAGAAGAATTCGAAGCTCTTTCAGACGAAGAAAAGGAAGAATGGGAAGAAGTGGAACTAGAAGTTGAAGAAGATGATGACGAAGAACTTGAAGAAGGTATGGTAAAAACTGCTAACAAAGCAGCCAAGAGAGCTTTCGTACAAAAGTTAGGAAATAAAGTTTCCAGTTTTTCAACACCGAAAGCACATGTTCAAGCTGGTCGTCATGAATTACGTAAGGAAGAATTACAACAAGATGTTCTAAACTTGTTCTCTTCTGAAACAGAATTGTCAGAAGAATTCAAGAACAAGGCTGCTTCATTGTTTGAAGCAGTTGTAACAGCTCGCGTTGCTCATGAAGTAGAACAACTACAAGATGTTCTTGCTGAAGAAGCAGCTAACACCATTGGCGAACTTCAAGAAGAATTAATTAACAAGGTTGATTCATATTTGAATTATGTTGCAGAACAATGGTTAGAACAAAATCAAGTTGCTGTAGTTGATGGTCTTCGCTCTGAAATCACAGAAGATTTCATTGCTGGATTAAAGGTGTTGTTCAAGGAACATTACATTGAAGTTCCTGAAGAAAAGTATGACGTACTTGGCGAAATGCAAGCACAAATTGATGCATTAACTGAAAAGTTAAATGAAACAATGGAACAAGCCATTGCCATCAATTCTGAATTAGCTGAAGCCAAGCGTGATGCCATCTTCACTAAGGTCACCTCTGATTTAGCACAAACCGAAGTGGAAAAACTTCGCGGTTTGGTGGAAGAAATTGAATTCGAAAATGAAGAACTTTTCGAACAAAAGATGGTTGTAGTTAAGAATAACTACTTCCCTAAGTCAACAACCTCTTCACCAATTGTAGAAGAAACAGGCGCTTCTAACGAAGTGGAAACATCACCTACAGTTGCAAAATATGCAGAATTGTTATCTCGCAACACATTTGGAAAGTAAAACCTTTATAAATAATAGTAACGTTTAACAGAACTAAAACAGGAGAACGTAAATGTTTTTATCAGAAAACCTACAAAAGAAGTGGGCCCCGGTTCTAGACCATGGAACACTTCCATCAATCAAGGATAATTACAAGCGTGCAGTTACTGCTGTAATCCTTGAAAACCAAGAACGCGCACTTCGTGAAGAAAAGCAAGCATTGTTCGAAGCTGTTCCAGCTAACAACATTGCCGATACAGGTGCAACAGAAATTGACCGTTACGATCCAATTCTTATCTCATTGGTTCGTCGTTCACTTCCAAACTTAATGGCGTACGATGTCGCTGGTGTACAACCAATGACAGGCCCAACAGGCTTAATCTTCGCCATGAAGTCACGTTATTCAACACAAGATGGCACAGAAGCCCTCTTCAACGAAGCTGACACAGACTTCTCAGGCACAGGCACACACGCCGGCTCAAACCCAGTTGACGGTACATACACAACTGGTCTTGGAATGAGTACAGCAGCTGCTGAAGCACTTGGTACTTCAGGCGGCGGTTCATTCGGCGAAATGGCATTCAGTATTGAAAAGACAACCGTAACTGCTAAGTCACGCGCTTTGAAGGCTGAATACACAGTCGAATTAGCACAAGACTTGAAGGCAATTCACGGTCTTGATGCTGAAGCAGAACTTTCAAACATTCTTTCACAAGAAATTCTTGCTGAAATGAATCGTGAAGTTATCCGTACCATCTACAAGGTGGCTAAGCAAGGTGCTGCTTCAACAGCTACACCTGGCACATTCGACTTAGACGTTGACTCAAACGGTCGTTGGTCAGTAGAACGCTTCAAGGGACTTATGTTCCAAATTGAACGTGACGCCAACGTAATCGCACAAGAAACTCGTCGTGGTCGTGGTAACTTCATCGTTTGCTCATCAGACGTTGCAGCCGCTCTTGCCATGACAGGCAAGCTCGACTACACACCAGCTCTTTCAGGCAACGATGGAATTTCTTCAGACGACACAGGTAACACATTCGCTGGTACATTGAATGGTCGTTACAAGGTGTTCATCGACCCATATTCAGCTAACACAAACGCTGCCTCACAATTCATCGTAGTTGGTTACAAGGGTTCAAATGCTTATGACGCAGGTATCTTCTACTGCCCATACGTACCGCTCCAAATGGTACGCGCAATTGATCCAAATTCATTCCAACCGAAGATTGGATTTAAGACACGTTACGGCATGATTGCCAATCCGTTCGTCGTCAAGTCAGACGGCACAACAGACGGTGACACATTCACATCTAACCGTAACCACTACTATCGTCGCTTGAAGGTTACAAACCTTCTATAATCGAAGTAGTAACAAAACAGGAAAGAGAGGGTCTTCGGATCCTCTCTTTTTCCTTTTGCTATATAAATAGTTTCTAGGATTATTCATATCATCCCAGACATAGTGAGTTTACACTGTTGTCAAGCCCAAGTCAAGCCAGGAGTTTCTCCATGACGTTAACAAACAAACTTTCCATAAAAGAAGCACAATGGGAAAATAGACAACCAGAAGAATTGGATTATTTGAGTCCTAATGGTTTTCGATTCATGATCCAAAGTCTTCCTCGTGTAACATATTTCTGCCAGTCTGCCAATATTCCAAGTATCAATCTGGGGTTTGCTGTTCAGCCCACGCCGTTAGTAAACATTCCAAGACCGGGCGAAAAAATTGATTTCGGTGACTTGACCATTAAGTTCTTGATTCAAGAAGATATGGCCAATTACATTGAATTGTATAACTGGATTGTTGCACTTGGTTTCCCAGAAAATCATCGCCAATTTCAAAATCGTTTCATCGAGCAATCCTTCAGAAATCCCCAAATCAATAACAACACAGATGTAGGTGTTGGTGGCAAAACAGCAGTACAAAGAAAAACCGATGTGACAGAATATAGCGATGCCACATTAATGGTGCTAGGTTCTGATAACAATACAGTGGGAAGGTTAAACTTTTTGGATTGTTTTCCAACTAGTTTATCAGGTGTGGACTTTGACGTATCAAATGGTGACACACAATATTTCAGCGCTCAAGCTACATTCAAGTACCGTGTGTTCACGGTGGAAAGTTTGGTAACCAAGACTTGACAAATGAGAACATCCATGATAGATTGTTAACATCATGGAGGATATATGAAGTTGAATGAAATACAAACCATGTGGGCAGAAGATTGTAAAATTGACCAAACTAATCTTGGACGGGCTGCTGCGCGCGTTCCAGAGCTTCATGCCAAATATCTAAACATGTTGACCTCAGTGAAACTTCAGTATAGAAAAGCTGATGCAGATTACTTACGCCTTCGTAAGTTGAAGATGCGATATTACAAGGGTGAGTTGTCAAAACAAGAGTTAGATGAATTGGGGTGGGACCAATTTCTTCAGAATCGCCCACTGAAAAATGAAATGGATGAAGTACTGAATACAGATTCAGATATCATACAAATCAATGATAAGTTGGAATATATCCGAACTGTGTTATATCAATTGGAACAAATTTTAAAAAGCATCAATAGCCGGACTTGGGATGTGAAGTCAGCTATTGAATGGTACAAATTTACCAACGGTGGAATGTGAGTAAAGTAACTGTTAGAAAGAAAGATGAAGTTTATCTTATCATAGATGCAGACCCAGATGTCATGTTGGAAATGAATGACTTCTTTACATTTGCTGTCCCTGGTGCTCAGTTTACACCACAATATCGTGCTAAATTGTGGGATGGAAAAATTCGATTGTTAAATGTTTTTGCCAAGGAATTATATGTCGGTCTTTTACCGTATGTTAGAGAATTTTGCAAAAATAATTCTTATGAGTTTCACGATGCTACTGCTACTCCTCGTGACGATATCGTTTCTTGGAATGATTATCTACAATCTTTGTCGTTCCACTCTAACGGGAAACCCATAAGTATCCGTGATTATCAAGTTGATGCCGTCCGACAAGCTGTGTCTAATGGAAGAACGTTGCTACTTTCACCAACAGCTAGTGGTAAAAGCCTTATCATCTACACACTTGTCAGATGGCATCAACAACAAAATCGTAGACAGTTAATTATTGTCCCGACAACTTCATTAGTGGAGCAATTATATGGTGACTTTGCTGATTATGCTGGATCGTCAGATTGGAAAGTATCTGAGAACTGCACACGTATCTACTCGGGTAAAGAAAAAGTTACGAATGATCCTATCGTAATTTCCACTTGGCAAAGCATCTACAAAATGCCAAAAAGTTATTTTGAAAAGTTTGATGTAGTGTATGGTGATGAATGCCATTTGTTTAAAGCCAAATCACTATCATCCATCTTACATAAGTGTACCAAAGCTCAATTCAAAATTGGGACAACTGGTACATTAGATGGAACAAAAACTCATCGGTTAGTATTAGAAGGATTGTTTGGTCCTGTATACAAGGTGACCACTACAAAGAAATTAATGGATACTAATCAATTAGCGGACTTGAAAATTCGATGCATTCAATTAGATTATAGTGATGAAGAAAAACAATTATGTAAAAAGTTTTCTTATCAAGAAGAAATAGATTGGTTGGTAACACATCCGAAAAGAAACAACTTCATCCGTAATTTAGTATTGGATCAAAAAGGCAATACACTATTGTTATTTCAGTATGTAGAAAAACACGGTAAAGTATTGTTAGACCTGTTGAAAGAAAAGGCGGATCCTAACAGAAAAATTTTCTTTGTTCATGGCGGCGTAGAAGCAGAAGATAGAGAAATGATTCGTGCCATTACAGAAAAACAAAATGATGCCATCATCGTGGCATCATACGGTACATTTTCAACAGGAATAAATATTAGAAACTTACATAATGTTGTATTTGCTTCTCCTACGAAATCACGTATTCGCAATCTTCAAAGTATTGGTCGTGGTCTTCGTTTAGGTGAAGAAAAAACAAGTTGTAAGTTATATGATATTGGTGATAATTTATCCTGGAAGTCTCATAAAAATTATACGTTGAATCATTTGATTGAACGAGTTAAAATTTATAATGAAGAGGGATTCAATTATAAACTTCTAACTGTACCACTACATGTATAATACAGAAGAAAATGGATATTATAAGATTGTAAGGTTGAAAACAGGTGAAAATATTTTATGTACCATGGACCGTGATTTAAAAACACCTGCAGCTGAAACACACATACAAATGAACATTCCAGTTCAAGTAGTGCCACACAAAGAAACTCGCCGTGGCAATCAAATTATTGGAGAAAGTTTCATCCTCCGCCCATGGATGGGATTAAGTGATAGTGAAGAATTTTATGTGAGTACCGATATTATATTAACAATAGGTGATTTGAAACGTGATGTGAAACAACAATACATCAATTATGTAACACAAGCACAAGAAACAAAACAACGAGTGGAAGATTCCTATGCTGCGGAAATGTTACTTCGTGAAATCACTCCTGGTGAATTAAAAATTATAGATTTGGAAGGAGAAAATAATCATGGCACGCAAGAGTACGAAGGAGAATAAACATTATATTGATAACGCAGCTTTCTTACAGGCGCTTATTGATTATAAAAAAGAAGTTCGAAAAGCCGAACGAGAAAAGGAAGAAAAGCCACAAGTCCCAGATTATATTGGTGACTGCTTCATCAAAATTGCCAACCATTTAGCTTATAAGAGCAATTTTATCAATTACAGTTTTCGTGAAGATATGATTCTAGATGCCATTGAAAACTGTCTTATTTACATGGATAATTTTGACCCAAAGAAATCAAGCAATCCATTTGCCTATTTCACACAAATTACCTATTACGCATTTGTGCGTAGAATCCAAAAAGAAAAGCGGCATTTACAAACCAAATACAAGTATATCGAATCACTAGATATTGATTCCATTATTCGTCAAGCACATGACGAAGGCGAATACGCCAACGCCTTTGTATCGTATTTGAAGAAGCAGGCAGATGCAGCTCATCAAGAATTCAATGACAATAAAGTGGAAAAGAAAGTTACACGAAAGCCAAAATATTTACAAAAACTGGATGATGAATATGATATAGGTGAAGAAGTACTAGAAGATGATGAAACATTTGGAGAAGTCCAGTATTGACAAATTAATTTTATTTGTTATGTTTATGAGAACCCTGTGAGGAGGTGCTATGAGAATTCGTTATTCTGAAATCTTTTATTCATTCCAAGGCGAGGCAGAATTGGCAGGTACTCCTGCTGTCTGGCTTCGCTTTTTTGGTTGTAATTTGAATTGTAATGGTTTTGGTCAAAAGAATCCTACAGACCCATCCACATGGGTGTTGCCATATGAAACATTCAATGTGGATTCAGTAAAACATGTAAATGATTTGCCCGTGTGGAGTTATGGGTGTGATAGTTCATATTCTTGGTCACAAAAATACAAGCATCTTGCTCATGATGGTGATGCTGTAACAATTGC